GAACAACAATACTTCTTTGATTATGTATTAGGCTATAGATCTCCTTCTAATAAAAAAGCAGATAAGGGTACTATTGTACATAAAGTATTAGAAATTTTGGCATTTATTAAGTATCACCAACAACAAGGTAATCGGTCTTTTACAGACGATATTGTAGGAGAGGTATATGTTGAAGATTACAATTTGGACGGTATTATAGAGTCTGTATATACTTATTATACTAGTGCTTTTACTCATCATAAGTGGACAAATGTTGACTTTAAAGATTGTTCTAAGTGGACATATAAAGCAATTAATTATGCTGATGGAATGTTTGATCCTCGTAATAAAAATATATTATATCCAGAACAACAATTTGATATAACTATTGATAAGCCTTGGGCCAAATTTAAGTATGACACGAAAGATGGGCCACTAGAAGGTCAATTATCTATCAAAGGAACAATTGACTTAATAACAAAACCAAACGAAAATACTGCTGAAATTATTGATTGGAAAACAGGACGTAGACTTAATTGGGCAACAGGAGAAGAAAAGACGCAAGAAAAATTAGAGATTGACCCACAGCTAATGATTTATTATTATGCAGTAAATAAACTTTATCCTGAAATAGATCATTGTATTGTTACCATATATTTTATTAATGATGGTGGTCCTTTTAGTATGACGTTTAGTAAAAAAGATTTATACAAAACAGAAGAGTTGTTAAAGAAAAAATTTAAACATATTAAAAACACCGTAAAACCAGAATTGAAAAAGACTTGGAAATGCACTAAGCTGTGTCATTATGGTAAAACAACATTTGAAAATAGTGACATACAACCATTGATAGAATACAGAGATGGTCAGGTTTGCTCTGTAAATAGTCCTATGACTAAATGTGAACAGGTGGCTCACGATATTTCTGTAAAAGGATATAAAAATACTGTTGACGAGTACACTGTTCCGGGTTATAATATAGGACACTACAAGGCTCCAGGAAGTACAGAATGAAATTATATACTCCTTTACATGTTCATACTCACTATTCTTTGCTAGATGGTTTAAGTAAACCTAAAGACATTGTCAATAGATGCAAAAGCATAGGCGCAACATCTTGTGCGATTACAGATCATGGATCAATTTCAGGTGCTGTGCAATTTTATCAACAATTAAAAAGCAATAATATTAAACCGATTTTAGGTTGTGAACTTTATATATCTAAACAATGTTCTAAAGAAAAAAAGAAAGAGAATGCAAAATTAGAACATCTGGTTGTATTGTGTAAAAATCTAAAGGGATGGAAAACCTTGATTAAGATAGTCTCAGAATCTAATCATCCAGATAGATTTTACCATAAACCTAGAATAGATTTAGAAACTTTAGGAGATTTGCTGGATGGTAATATAATAGCAATTACAGGACATTTAGGTTCTACACTAGCCAATCGTATTGTAGTAAAGGACGAGATTAGTGACAGTTGGAAAAAAGACGCAACCAACCATATATCACAACTGCAAAATATGTTTGGAAAAGACAACGTCTTTCTAGAAGCTCAATTAATTGATCAAATAGCAAACCCTGTGCAAGTTGAACTTACTAATAATATTAGGTCGCTTGGACAATCTACTAAAACCAAAGTAATTTGTACACCCGATGCCCACTATGCTAAACAAGAAGATGCAGTAGATCAAAGAATTTTACTATGTAATAACATGAGAACTACTCTATCTGCTGTTAACCATAAATTACAAAATAATATAGAGGTTGGACTATCTTGTTTTTTCAATAGCGATAAGTATTATATACCATCTAGTGAAGAAATGCACGATTTACACACAGAAGAAGAAATAGAAAACACAGCTTTTGTAGATCAATTATGCGAAGAATACAATATTCTTAGCCAGCCTATTCTACCTCCTTTTGAATATCCTAATGAATACGATTCTGATTCGGACTATTTAAGACAACTTTGTAGAGAAGGTTGGAGAAATAACAAACTTAATGGCTTAGATAAGGAAATACAAGATAAATATGTAAACAGACTAAAATATGAATTTGATGTATTACATGGCGCTGGTCTGTCTAGTTACTTTTTAATTGTTCAAGATATTGTTAAGTACATTAGAAGTTCTTCTTGGTTGCCGGGGCCGGGTAGGGGTAGTGCAGCAGGGTGTTTAGTTTCTTATCTTTTGGGTATTACCTCAATTGATCCAATGAAATATGACTTATTGTTTGATAGATTTTATAATGCTGGAAGAAATACTAAGGACAGGGTGTCTATGCCAGATATTGATTTAGATGTTCCTATTGATAAAAGAGAGGGCATTATTGAATATATTAAACAAACCTACGGAGAAGATAAGGTTTCTCAGATGCTTACTTTTAATACTATGAAAGGTCGTGGTGCTTTAAAAGATGTTTTACGAGCATACGGAAATCTCTCTTTTGAAGATATGAATAAAATTACTAAAAATATACCTGATGAAGCAAAAATCTCTGATGAATTAGAGGAAATGAAAAAAGAACAAGGCGAGGCATCTATTATTAAATGGACTTTAGAAAATAAATCTAAAGATTTAAAAGAGTGGTGTTCGATAGATAAAGAAGGAAATTTACAAGGCCCCTTGTCAAAGCGCTTTGAGCAGTCTATTAGATTAGAAGGAACTAAAACCAATCAGTCAAAACATGCTGCTGGAGTAGTTATCGCTCCAGAAAAACTAACAAATATTTGCCCTATGGTTTACGATACCAAAAACAAAAATCTGATCGCTGGTATGGAAATGCAAGACTTAGAAAATATTGGAGTCATTAAGTTTGATATTCTTGGAGTAGCAGTACTAGATAAAATTATGAACATATCTTCAATGTTAAAACAAGGAGTTTAAAATGCAATTTAAAGATTTAAGTATCAATGATATTTTTGTTAAACAAGGACAAAATGCTCAATATGAAAAAGTTCCTGAAGTAAGAGTTAGTTGTTGCAAAATTAAATGTAATGCAAAAAGAAAACTAGATGGTGCTGAAGCAGTATTCCGACCCTTAGATGAGGTAACAAGAATTGAAAAAAAATAAAATATGTATTTTCGACTTTGAGACAGATGGCAAAGATCCCTTTCAGTGTAGTCCTGTACAACTTGCTGCCGTTATGGTAGATGCAGACAGACTAGAGGTTATACCTAACTCTGAGTTTAATATAAATCTTAAACCTGAATTACTAGATAAAGACCCAAACCATCAGTACGATACTGAACTATTAGAGTTTCATGCAAAAGCACAAAATAGTACAGCATCAGAAGTATTAAATAATTGGCAAAATTTTCCGTCACAAAAACAATCTTGGAGCCAATTTGTTAATTACCTAGATAAATATCATACTAGAAGCTCTCGTAAAAGTATGTTTTCTGCTCCTATAGCAGCAGGCTATAATATACTAAGATTTGATATGCCTATAGTAGACAGAATGGCTTTAAAATATAAAAACGTAGGCAAAGATAAAACCAACAATATTTTTCATCCTAGAGACAAAATAGATTTGATGCATTTGATGTTTCTTTGGTTTGAAAATAACGAAGATTTAAGAAGCCTTTCATTAGATACTATGCGTGATTACTTAGGCATAAGCAAAGAAGGGGCGCATGATGCCATGAAAGACGTTAATGATTGTGCGGCAATGTTAATTAGGTTTTTAAGACTTCATAGAAATGAGGCCAAAAAGATTAAGTTTAGAAATTCTTTTGCACAATGAAATACTTTGAATATAAAAACTGCGGATGTAAATTTGCTCTAGACGAAAATGAAAATATCATTTTTGATCCACAAATTTCCTCCATAAATTTAGACTGTAGTGCTACTTGGGATTTAATATCTAGTGGCAATACTAAAGGTTGTTTTCAACTAGAGTCTAGACTTGGAAGAAGTATGGCTAAAAAACTAAAGCCAGATTCTATAGAACAACTTTCAGCCTTGATTAGTATTATGAGGCCGGGATGTTTAGAAGCTGTCAGAGATGGCAAAACGGTCAGTAATCATTATATAGACAAGAAAAATGGATTAGAGTCTATAGATTACTTTCATCCTGCTCTAGAACCTATTCTTAAAAATACTTTTGGAGAAATGGTTTATCAAGAACAAGCTATGCAAATTGCTAAAGAATTAGCTGGTTTTGATTTACAGGAAGCAGACATGCTTCGTAAAGCTATTGGTAAGAAAAAAGCAGGAGAGATGTCCAAGTTAAAAGACAAATTTATTAAAGGTTGCAAAAAACTAGATATTATTTCCGCTGAACAAGCAGAACAAATATTTTCTTGGATTGAAAAAAGCCAAAGATACAGCTTTAATAAAAGTCATGCTGTTAGCTATGCCATGAATGCCTACTTATCTGCATATAGCAAAGCACACTTCACCAGAACATTTTTTGCGTCATATCTTAAATTCGCTAAGGATAAAATAGATACACAACAAGAAATCAAAGAACTCATACAAAATGCTTCTCAAATGAACATCTTGGTTTCCACGCCAGATATTAGAAAGCTAAATCAATATTTTGTTTTAAAAAATAAAATTATATATTTTGGTTTGACAGATATTAAGGGTGTTGGTCAATCTGTTTTTAAGAAGCTAGAGACTTTAGTAAAAGATTATAATATAGATAAATTAAGTTGGGTAGAATTACTTTTTAATATATTGCTAAACTTGAATAGCACAGCAGTTAAAGGCTTGATATCTTCTGGGGCAATGGATCATTATGGTAAAACTAGAAACTGCATGTTATTTGAATATAGTATAATTTCAGATCTAACAAAAAAAGAAATAGAAAAATGTAAAAAATACATCTCTGAAGGCTCGACCATAAAAGACATACTGCAAAAACTAATGTTAGATAAAATTAATATTAGAAGACAAGCAATTGTCAACAATCATATTAAAAGTATAGACAAACCACCATTTGACTTAAACGACTCAATAGAGTGGATTTCTGATAAAGAATATGAACTATTAGGCTACTCTATATCTTGTTCTAGAATTGATATGTATGATGTTTCCAACACAAATTCTACTTGTGGAGATTTCTCAAAAAATGCTCAAAAAGAAGTCGTATTAGCTGGAGAAATAGAACAAGTAAATGTAGTCAAAACTAAATCAGGCAAAAATAAAGGTGCTGAAATGGCATTTTTGAGCCTGTCAGACAGTACAGGAGTCTTGGATTCTATTGTTATATTTCCAGAAGCATACAGAATTTATCAAAATGTTTTATTTAATGGCAATATTATTATCATAAAAGGCAATAGATCTAAAGATAAAGAAAGCTTAATAGTAGACAAAATTTTCATTCCTCAGTCTTGACAATGAATCATACTAGGCTATAATATGTAACAGATTCGTCTGTGTTTTTTTAACCCTTTTGATATGGAGTAATTGATATGAATACAGTTATTTTACGAGGCAATCTTACGAGAGATCCAGAACTGAGAAAGATTGATAGTGGAGATAGAAAAATCTCTGTTATTAATTTTACGGTGGCTGTCTCTAGAGAATATACCAAGGCCAATGGTGTGAGAGATAAGATTGTTTCATACATTCCTTGTGAAGCATGGGATAGCGGTGCAGAGCTTATCGCAGAGTCTTTTAGAAAAGGCGACTTAGTCTTTGTAGAAGGTTCAATGAGAAACGATAAGTGGGAAAAAGACGGTGTTAAGCATAGTACTATGAAGGTTAGAGTAAATAATTTCTCTAAGATTACTAAGCTAAAGAAAAGCGCCGCTACAGAATCTAAGGAAGAACAGCCTGTAGCATTCTAATTATTTTTTATCAATAACAAAAGGAGTCTCTAGTATATGAGAAAAAAAAGAATTTTAATGGTTGGTGAACACCATGTCGCCAAATCAGGGTTCGGCTTGTATACTAGAGAAATCCTAACTAGATTACATAATACCGGTAAGTATAAAATAGCAGAATTAAGTTGTTTTAATACCAATTTACACAACAATCAAGTGCCATGGAAAGTTTATCCTAATGCAGTAGGTAATGATCATGAACATGCTAAACAATATAATGCTGATCCAGAAAATGTTTTTGGTAAATGGAGATTTGATCAAGTTGTTTTAGATTTTAGACCAGATATTGTATTTGATATTAGAGACTATTGGATGCTTGCTTGGGAAGATGCTTCTTTACTTAGACCATATTTTCATTGGGTTATTGCTCCTACTGTAGACTCATTACCTCAGCAATATCCTTGGATGCAAACTTTTGCTAATGCAGACTTTGTTTCTGGTCATACAGATTGGGCTGTAAATTACATGGACGCATCTGGATATAATATTAACACTTGTCCAAGTCTATCTGACTCTGTAGACACTGATGTATTTAGGCCAATTAACTTTTCTAAAAAAACAAATAAGGCTCTACACATGCTACCTACTGACTCCTTTGTAGTAGGAGCAGTCATGAGGAATCAAAAACGTAAATTAATACCTAATTTAATGGGGGCTATCAGAGACTTAAGATTAATCTCTAAAAACAGCAATATATATTTATATCTACATACAAGCTATCCTGAAAAAGCTGGTTGGGATATTCCAGCTTTACTGCAAGAGTATGAAGCTTACAATTTTACTCTGTTTTCATATTACTGCCCACACTGTAAAAAGGCATGGGGTTCTTTATGGAAAGGGGCTAAAACAAAATGTCCTTTCTGTCACAAGCACGGAGCAGGTTTTCCTAACGTTGTGCAAGGATTGACTGATAATGAATTAAAAAATATTTATAATCTATTTGATGTTTATGTTCAATATGCTATATGTGAAGGTTTGGGTATACCTCAACTTGAAGCTGCTTCTTGTGGCATTCCTGTTTTCTCGGTAGACTATAGCGCTATGAGTGAAGTCACTACCAAATTGAAAGCAAATAAAATACCTTATGCTTTATTTAAAGAGTTAGAAACTGGAGCATTTCGAGCAGTTCCTAACGATAAAGATTTAGTTAAACAATTGTTTCAGTATCTAGAGCTGTCTAAAGAAGAACAGCAAGAAAAGCAAGTAAATATTAGACAACAAATTATAGATAATTACAGTTGGGATAAAACAGCAGAAAGATACGAAAAGCTATTTGACAGCATAGAACCTAAAAACAATTGGGATACTCCTATGGTCTTTGATGCAAACAACCCTACAATACCTAAAGACATAACAGGTAATAGAGAATGGTTAACATATGCAATTAAAAATATTATTATGAGTCCACATTTAATTAAAACTTCTATGATACAAATGATGGTTCAACACCTAGATGAAGGGTTTGTAGCTGCTGGAGGAAATATAGTAAACTATAACAGAGAAATGGCTAAACAAACTTTAGAATCAATACTAAATCATAAAGCATTATTGGAAAATTTAAGGTCTGGGAAAGCTAGGGACGACTCACCCTTTTTAAAAGGATAATCATGTCTTCTGCTAAAAATATATTATATATTGGGCCTTATAGAGAAGAATCCAATAGAGGCTTTTATGCTTATATGAACATCAAAGCTTTGCAAGAAGCAGGACATAATATTAAAATTATTCCAAGACATTGCGAAAAGTATTTAAATAATAAAATACATGATGATATTGAAGATTTAGAAAAAACAAACCTAGATAAATATGACACTTGTATACAGCATTGTGGAAGTAGTGAATTTGTTTACAATGCCTCTTTTGAACAAAATATAGGTATATGCGATATTTCTGGATTTGACCCTGATCCTATTGTTAACAATAATCTTTTTTTGTTAGATAAAATATTCGTTAACTGTAAAGTTAAACTGAAGGTATTAAAAAATATTATATCTTCTAAACTATTTAATAAATTTGTATACGCACCCCAATTATTAGAATACAAAAACATACAACAGTATCAGACTTCAGAAACTTTTGATTGGATGGAAAAAGACAGATTTTATTTTTATGCAGATTTAAATTTTACAGAACAATATGATTGGGAAAAATTAATCTATACCTATGTTACCACTTTTACAAACCATAATACTGGTCTTATAGTAAGAACCAATAATCTTTCTGAAGAAAAGTCCCAATTAGTACTTGAAGATATTCGTAGTATCCTTACAGACAGCAGATTGCCAGCTAACGATAATAATATGCCAGTGCTTATTAATTCTGTTTTAGATAAGCAAGATTTGGCAAAAATGTATAGTGGCGTACATTGTTTTATAGATACTAATAAAACAAATGAATCTTCTTATACAGCTTTAAATTTAGCAGCAATGAACAAACCTATAATATGCAATCATAAACTCACAACTGCTTCTTATTTGCAAAATACCCTTACGGTTAATTCCATGATTTGCAATTCTCAAGCAGCTTACTATAACGATATAACTGATAATAACATATATAATTATTATTATACTATGGACACTAATGACTTACGAGAAAATATGCTAAAAGCCTATTATTCAAGATATGATATTAAAGATAATTTACATAGTAACATTTCAGAATATGATATTTCTCAAATTAAAAACGTATTATAATGACTATTAAGAATTGTATTTTAAAAACATTAAATCAAGACAACATAAATATTGTGCTGTCCAGCAAAGACAATAAGCATGTGTGTAAATTTTTTGCTAAGATTGTAGGTAAAAAAAATGTGCATCATTTAGGAGATGCTGTTTTTGATCATATGGGTATTCACAGTGTAATATGTTTAAATAAAACTGATATGCTAGAGAAATGTCTATATTTAGCACATCATTTACATGTTCCACTCATCATACTAGACTGTGTAGAAAAACCTAAATTTGTATCTTTAGATAAAATATCACCACCTAAAATTACATATAGACAAATAGCATTAAATTCGTCTATAGCTCAATCATGGGGAATAGATAATTATCATGATGCTATGGGTCTAGATTTTACAGACAAAAGAGACATTGACAAATGGACAGCACTATTACAAGAACTATCTAAAGAAACCTTTAAACTAGATACAGAGCAGGACAACGATAATTATGACTAAAGATATTGCATTACTAATTAATGAAGAGAGTCAATGTCCTAGTAACTACACAGAACATGACCTCTCTGAAATTGAAACATTAGCAGATAATTCTTGTGATAATATTTTTATAGGAGATATATTAGATTATATTCCTCCTAAAGATTTTAATAATACACTAGATAATATTGTCAGTAAAACTAAAACAAATGGATTAATTCATATACAAGCACCAGATATATTTCAACTATGTTGGCTTGCTAGTAGAATGAATTTAAATATTGATAAACTTAGATACATCTTATACGACAATCAAAGAGGAACGTGTCACACTTTCGACGAAATGATTGATTTACTAAATACAACAGCAAATATTAAAATAGATACAGCATCATACACAAACGGATATGAATATAGTATATCTATAAAAAAACATGAAGAAACCGATTAGCTTTATTATAACATGCCCATATTACGATAGTGGAATAAAATCACTAGGGTCCAAATGTCTTTTTACAAGTAAACGTAAAAATATAATAGAAAAACAATGTTATTCTATAGCAAAATTTTGTGCAAACACACCATATGAAATCATTTTAGTTAACAGTATTGAAAACTATAAAACACAAAAATTTATACAGAAAAAACTATCTCACATAAAATACCTATATTTAGACTGCAATAATATCAATTATGGAGGATCATTTCTTGAAGGTTTAGCACTTGCCAAATACCCAGATATAGTTAATATAGAGTGTGGGCTAGTGCTGTCTCCACAATGTTTAAAAGACTTAGATATGTCCAATACAGATATAGGGATAGGTTGCATCACCCACAAACACAAACAAAACGAAGATATTGATTTAGGTTGCGTTATAGACAATGGTAATGTTTTAAATTTATTTTTTGGATTAGAACATAAATATATAGGAGTAGTTTATATTAATGAACATACTAAGCACTTTATTATAAATAACTTTAAATTTGAAGATAACAAGAATAAGTTTTTATTTGAAATTTTGAACTATTGTATTTCTAAAGGAAGCATTTGCAAAGCCAGCATCTTAAAAAACAAAGATACTCATTTAGTATTTAACAAAAAGTCACTACAACAATATATAGGATAACAATATGGCTGTAATAAAAATTAAATATATCGACAATCATTTGGGAGTAGCCTGTTCAGTTTTTGATAGCAAAGCATACGAATCTCCCTGTGTTAAAGAATTGATTCAATTATCTGTAGACGATCAATTTAAAACTAAATACAACTATGCTATATACACAGACGATTTTCAAGTGCCTGTGAATTTATTTATTCCTAATTTTCATTTATACTATCTTAATACAGAGAAAAAAGACGTTATACTACTAGACGAAAAGCTTTTAGAAATACCAGCAGTATATGATCATCACAACTATTATACATATAACAATGAGGAACTTTTAGAAAAGCTAGAAGAAAGATACCATAAACTAACTTTTACCAATATTAAATCTCTAAAGGAGATCGAAAATGTATCAACAGATGAATGATACTGACAAAATTAAACTTATAAAAAAGCTATACGTACAAGAAAAACAATCTTTTGGAGAAATAGCCAAAGCACATGGAACTTATGCAAATAAGGTAAGAAGAGATGCTATTAAGTTTAAACTACCCATACGAAATAAAAGTGAAGCACAAAAAAATGTTTTGCAATCTGGCAAATCTAAACACCCAACCAAAGGAAAGAAAAGGTCAGATTCTGAAAAAGATAAAATTTCTTTAAGTATGCATTCATCTTGGAATAATCTATCAGACAAAGAAAGAAAAAAGAGAAAACAAGATAGTAAAAAAAGATGGAACGACATGGACGATAAAACAAAAGAAAATATGCAACATGCGGCACATGTAGCTATTAGAAGATCTAGTGTTGAAGGATCTAAACTAGAAAAATTTCTTCTTGCTAAACTCTTAGAAAATAATTATAAAACACAATTCCATAAAGAACAAATTCTAGCGAATACAAAATTACAGATTGACATATTCTTACCACAGCATAATATAGCAATAGAAGTAGACGGACCTTCTCATTTTGAACCTGTCTGGGGAACTAATGCTCTAAACAGAAATCAAAAATATGATCAGAAAAAAACAGGACTTATACTTGGTAAAGGCATGAAGCTTATTAGAATTAAACAAACAGGAGATTATTCTAAAGCTAAAGCAATTATTTTGAGTAACAAACTTATGAAATTACTAGACAATATTTCGGATAGTAAAGAACAATTATTTTACATAGAGGACAACAATGACTAAAAAGCCAAAAATTCATGATATTGAGTGGACAGATTATGTACTAGGACTTCTGTCAGATGACGAGAAAATTATGGGTAATCCTACCACAGATGGATTGCGTAGGATTTTTGAGATAGCTATGAACTGTACTTTAACAGGATCTTCTTCGGAAGTCACTCAATCTCCAGACCCAAATAATGGCAATAGGGCCACTGTGGTCCATTCTCTGACGTATGTTTTAAATGATTCTAAACTAGACGATGCTATTAAAACCAGAACAGTAAATGGGGCTGCTGATGTGTATTGGGGAAATTGTGACAAAATTTTCCGTAATCATCCTGTGGCTGTTGCAGAAACAAGAGCTGAAGGTAGGGCTTTAAGAAGAGGATTAAGGTTAAGGAAAGTGGTAGCCGCTGAAGAACTAGCTGAAGAAGTAGAAGATATTGATGGAACAACAGTAGGCAAAGTTACTAATAATCAGTTAAATTTTATGGATGTTCTTTGTAAAAGGCTGAATATTAATCCTGTAAAATGTTTAGAAAATATGGATTTATCTATAGATATTGACGAGCTAGATCATACTAGTGGTGTATCTATTATTAGAAAGTTATCTAGTTATCAACAGGATACTAGTGCTATACCCGAAACTATTCTAGGATACGAAGAGGACTGGAAATGAGAGCGTCATATAAAGTTAGTGATAAATTACAATTTGAAGTTGAAGGCGAAGGCCAAAAAGAAATATTTAAAGAGCTTGCCTCTATACAAGAAATTTTTGGAGAAACGAAATGTGGAATGTGTGGATCTGAAAATATTAAATTTGTAGTAAGAGTTGTAGAAGACAATGAATATTATGAATTGCGATGTATGGACTGTGGAGCCACACTTGCTTTTGGTCAACACAAGAAGGGTGGTACGCTGTTCCCTAAGCGTAAAGATGATAAGGGAGAATATATGCCAAATAGGGGATGGTATAAATGGCAGGGCAAATAATTGAACCTGAAAAGAAAAAATTATTTAATCCATTTAGTATTTCAAACCTTTTTAGAATATTTAGTCAAAAAGGATTGCAGACAGGAATAAGTACATCTCCACAATATCCAGGCATTGGTATTCTAGGAACTGAAGCAACAACCTCAGAAGATCTTAAAGATGCTTTTGGGTGTTGTTGTAGGAAATCGGGTGATTGTATATTGGTTATAAGTATTATAGATGAATGTAGTATAAGCCCCAGCAGGATGAACGACCTTTATAATAGTATGAGGGCAATTTATCCTAGTCGTAATTTTGTAGTTTTTCAACCTGATATCTGGGATCGAGACCCCGTTAGTCGTTATGTTATCGCCCAGTGGAACGGAACCGGAGAAATTGACAGGGGTGCTGGTATTTATTTGCCTGAAAAATGGGGGCAGAGTGCTGGAATTGACCATATTGAAAAAGTTGTCAGAGATGACGGGGTAGAGTCACCAGACGATTGGTTTGCCATGTTGCAAAATCTAGGCGTTATATCTACTGATCCCAATGCAGGAGGTCCGAACGAAATAGTAATAACTCCAGCATTTGGCAAAATTGCTTTTTTTCTTGATACTTCAGGAAGTATGGTACTTCGGACAGTAGAAAATAGCTATCACTTATTTCGACAGAGACTACAAGATGAGCTAGGTATCCTTGCTGATCCTGCCCCAGATGCGAGACTCATTGAACGAATTAGTGGTGGTGAGGATTGGATCGGTCCTCATGCTGTAGAACGACCTGATGAGGAATGTGTAGCTGAAGTTCCTCCGGGTGGCGGAACTGGGGGAGCTGTTACTGGGCAATAACGTACAGCATAACCCTATATGGGTATAAGTTTACCACAGCTACCATCTGGATTTCTCTTGTAACCAGGAGGACAAGGCAACGGCGTACCCGGACCACCCTCACCAGGATATTCTGCTTCACAATTCACAATAGGAAATGCCTTCATACAAGGTTGTCCTAGCTGGTTTGTTTGACTAAAGCCTAATACCATATCCTGTCCACTGCTACTACGAGGCAGATTTGGTTGAGCAAATATTTCTTCAAGATCATGTAGTACAGGATTACCAAATTCATCAAATCCTTGTACATTATATCTCGGATATGGCAGACCCCATAAACCTAATTGAGTACAAGCATCTGTGACAGGTATAGTATCACCACAACCATCAAAAGATCTTCTCTTATAACTATCTATATAACCTAAAGGTAGATATTTGCCTTCGCCAGCATGTACAGCAGTAACTCTAGTGCCTATATTACAAGGTCTATTAACTGTATCATATACAGTAATTTTACCAAAACCCCCACCACCACCAGCTAATTGTCCACAACCTAATGGACTTGAAGCAGAAGGAATACCTAATCCATAACCACCAATAAGAATAGCTTTAGCAGATCCTCCTATCCTTAGCGGCTGAATTAATTGAGCTGCTACGATTTTTTCTCCACCAGGTATTGTCCATACACCTCTTCTCTCATCCCATCTTAAATCTATAGGACCAGTAGGCCAACTTTTAGGATTATTCATCCATCCAGTAGTAAAATTATTACCATTACCAGGAACAGGTTTACCATTAATATCATACCCCCAAGAACTTAACATTAAAGGACCTCTTAAAGCAGCAGCCCTTACATTATTAAAATCTTGTTTTTTATTATCTAGATCCAACACCTGACTTATACTTCCATACGTACAATAATCTGTTTGGAATCCAAAACTAGCTCCTCTTCCAGTAAAATAATTATTAATATTTGTTCTAGTACTATAGGGGTTTAAATTAGCATTAGTAATAGATAGATTGTTATTAGGATTAGTACCCATACCTCCCTCATACGGAGGCATACTTTGAGGACTTGAATTGTTTCCGGGAGCATCAGGCAAAAATTTAGGAGACATATAAGCCATCAAAGCATTAGCAGCTGTAGCTACAGGAGTCAAAATCATATCTAGACCTACGGCTGCATACTTGCCGTAATTGTCTTGATCCTGAAACATAGAAGAATCATAAGGTTTTGTAAGACCAACTTCTGTCTTGGCTCCATAAAATTGGCCCTGAAAAGGATCAGGATATGATAAGGTAAGTATCTGAGATGGACTATGAGAATTAGCTCCTGCTGCGTTTTCTACTTGTTGTCTAAATAATCTTTCTCTAATTTGCCCAGCAACCCTTATAGCGTTATTATGATTTCTAATGATTTCATGATAATGTTCTTTTAATATATTATAATTATCTCGTCTATCTGCTAGATTCTTTTTAATAAAAGTATTAAAGTTTTCAGCCTCATTACCAAACTTAGGTTTATAGGTTTCATAGTTATATGTAGTAGTACTACCAGACTTATCAAACTTGACTACAATACTAGCTAATAATGCTTCTCCTGTATTTTTTTCTCCTAAACTTTCTGCTGGAGATTCTGCAATAGTTACATGTCCAGATTCATATTTAGTTCTCCAAGGGATACCAGCAGCTGCATAATTTTTACCAGCCTCATTCATATTCTCATAGCTTCCATATTGCCAAGGATTCAGATCTTCTCTTACTTGTATATCTACTCCACCTCCATTTCTAGCTTGAAAAGCGCCACCTTTCCACGGCCCATAAACCAACTGATTATTTTTCATAGGAATAGCAATTTTAGTAAAACGACCAGCCGCTACATTCTCTTTAAATATATTAGCATAACTAGTATCTAATGTACCTCCACTATTACTAAATCCAAATAAACCTCGACCTAAACACAGACTAATAGCCCTTAAACCAAAACTATTAATCCCAGTATTTAAAATTGGTCTATGACTAATAATACTAGGCATTTTAATTAAAATTCCCAACTCTCCACCGATATTGTAAGCTCGTCCATCTACCTGTGCTTTTGTATACAAAGTACCATTTTCAATAATAAATTCTGAATTCATTAAGCTTGGGTCAAAACCAGTTTTATATAAACCCTTACTTAATGTATCTCCCATAGGAATGCCTACAAAACAACTAAGCTTTCCTGCATTATCAAAAAAAGGAGCTAATGTAGTATTGTTTATAACCGAACCTTCATCATCTGGCCAACCAGAATCTATAGGAGTATCCATAAGAGTAGCAGCTCCGCCCTCTCCTAAAAATATGCCTGTGTTTCCAACATATCCTGTAGGGTCTTGAAAACAAGTAGTACCACCATTAAGAATTACCATATAATATTGGCCATAATATGTTTCATATAAATTTTTAAAAAACATATAACATATGTCTTCATATACCATAGCTCCTGAGCTTTTAACTCCTAAACTTTTTACTGCTTCTACAGCAGACCTAGCTACATAGTGAGCACTTCCTTGATTTCTTAGGAAACCTAGTGCTCTACCTACAGGAAGACTACAAGCATTTAAACAAGTCCTAGAGAAACTATCAGGATTTTCTATGCCCCAAAGTTTCCAAGTGTCTACATTTCCACAAGCAATAAACTCTCTTTCAGAAATATTATGAAATTGTCCAATATCATTCCCACCCATTTTTGATAATGTATTATTAAGTTGCGAAACATCAAAACTCATACTAAAATCACTCTCATAAGCAAGAGTTGGCGATTGATTTACAATTTGACCTACCATAGCACCCTTAGCATTACCTCCTATGTAAGCTTCTTTAACATAATTAATATGATGACCAGTAATAAATCTAGCAGTTTTCACACCTTTAAATTCTGCTCCTATACTACTACTAATACATTTATCGTCATTTTTAGCTGTGTCAATTATATTTTGAACACTACCAAAAGTAGTTTCTGTTCCTTTATCTATTAAATGAAACTTAATCCATCTGCCTTCTATGCTACAATGAAAATCGTGTCCAGACTCATCACACACTGAATTAATTAAATCTAATATACTCATTTTATATGCACTAGTACTAGCATAAGGAATACCAGCAGCAAGACCCCTAATTCTCGTGAAATCTACAAATAGTTTATCGTTTCCATTTACAGTTTTGAGATTGATGCCAGTATTATACAGTGAGTCTAATATTGACAAATAGGTTGAATTACCATGAGCTACTATGTTCCGATTTGACAATCCATATTTACTACAATCACCAGCTTCTGGACGTAGGCTTGCATTGGTTGATGAAATTATTTCGTTTCTAAGATTTATAGGAACAGACTCTTTCTCAATATCAGCATGCACATTCCGTCCATTTACATCAGCTACCGTTGTTCTAATAAATGTAGCACTGCCTCCACCAGTAAACTTACTTTTCCTAGCAGTAACATCATCAAAAGGCATTACATTTTTATTCAACATAATGTCAGCATTGGCAAGCATTTCTTTAGCACAGGTCAAAGTAACCTTTGTAGTATTTCCACCACCATCTTCACTATTAGTAAGAGATTTTATAATACCACCAAATTTAAAACTATTACAAGTAAATATAGCGCCTCGCCCAACATTTTCTTGAGGCGTAACACCAAATGCATTCGTGCCAGCTTCTCCAGCTATTGTCAATGATAAAGTAGAAGATTCGCTACCTAATCCTATATTAGCAGTAAATCCTAAGATTCTGTTTGTTGCATCCTGTCCAAAAATATTATTATTTGTTCCTGGATATACTAGTGAATAATTTGCTGTTACTGATTGGCATGTCATAATACGTTTCCTTAATATGAACTAGACGAACTAGAAGAACTAGAATCGGATGAACCGTCTATAATAATACTATCTTTATAAGATTCAAAATTTAATGAACTTAAAAGTTTAGTAGAAGGATTAATAAATACTCTACGCTTATCTTGATATAGATATTTATCATACAAATCCTTAGCCTCTCCTTCTATAGTATATACACCAGCTGGCATTTGGATCAATTTTACCCTATCGCTAAAGGTCTTGTTATAACCCAACGGACCACGTACTGTAAATTTAACCTTAACAGGTTCTGTTTGAATAACAAGCTCGTTAGTATAGATCTTATTAGGTGATACTTCATGCGTAGTAGTAGTTACTGTAGGAATATCAATAGTAGGAGGAGTTGGAGTAGTTGGAGGATCAAACGAAGGAATTGCCGCAGGAGGATTAGGAGTTTTAGATTCGTCATATATATTCACTACAAGATCTCCATGCTCAAAATTTAAGGTTTGAATATCAGTGTGTAAATCATTAATAATAAAATCAACCATTTTTGCATAAAAGCTATCGTAAGATATACTATTTACAGTTTTTAATTTATTGCCTTTTTGATCAGTAATCTTAATAAGATATGTTCCAGGTTTTATACTATCCAGAAAATTTCTATTAGTTATGCCCTCATTGTTTATAGATAAATCTAAAAGTTGCTTTTTGTCTTTGTCATAGTACTTATAAGAAATAATATAATCAGGATATGCACCAGATAGTAAAAGGGTTAAAAAGCCTCCATGAATTAAGCCACCAGATCTTTTTACATACAAACTATCTAGTAAATCCAAATTGTTTAAATTTGTTAAGAACTGATAATTGTTCGCAATAGCTTTTTGGTTGGTTCTGCAATCAAAGCTAACAGACGAAATAGCGTTAGTTCTCAAGTTTTCAGAAGTTTCTGTGTTCTTTAAAAAGTCTAACATAAATATGCTACCTGCTATATGTTTATTTTGCAAGTAAACTTTATCCCCTACTGTAGCTGTTGCTAATTGCTCAAAAGTACCATCTGCCAAAAGACGACTTAGGGTGATATCTTTATCATTTTTAAATTGTGATAGATTTAAATCTGTTGTCAGAACAGAACCCCTTAATAATTTAATAGTTCCAATATTATTGTTGTATTCTTTATCAACTGTAATTTTCTTACTATCTGAAATAACTAATGATATATTTTCATTGAGTATGTCCACCTCACTTGTATCAGAAATATCAAAACCTTTATAAAATGGTATAGTGAAAAACCATTCATTATTTCTTAATCCAAAAAACTTAATATTAACTAAACTATGAGTATCACAATTAATACTTCCATAAATAGCTTTTCTGTCAAATATCTGACTGCCAATTTGTAATCTAATATCACTATTTTCTGTAATATTAGAGATATAGCTTAATACTTCACTATCATTAACTAGCATTCGGTACGGAATAAACAACGTATCTAATATAGGTTGCGATAAAACTTCAACGCCTATATCTAAAGGATAATCATTAACTGTTACTAATTCAGCAGAAAGTGGGGTGATATTTGGTGCTGTTTGTAATTCGGTTAAGAAAGTACAATTAGATTGATTAACAAATTCAAAAACATAAGAACCAGGGTATATTTTACTACCTATATCATAACTATATTCTATTGGATTCAGGTTTAAGTCTTGAGATAATTGAATACCTATTTGATTACCAGAACTATCAAAAATTTCACTACCGGGTTGTTTTAATGATTCTAATACAGTGGTGTCATACTCATCTATACTAGTAACCAAATCACCCTTTTCGCCTGCTGTACTATTATGAATATTAATCCTATGAGGACCTTCGCCAAACAATAGTGTAAATTTATAGTCTTGTAAAAAGCTATCATGTATAGCCGGTGCGGTGTGGCTAATTTTATTGTATTGAGGGTTGGCATTAGGGAAATTAAAATCAAAATTAGATCCAGAAACCACACAATTATTACTATCTCTAACTAAAACATTTCCTGAACTAGCTATAGTAACAGGAATTTTGCCTACAAAGCCTGAGCCAGAAGGTACTATTACACTTTTGGTTCCATAAGACACTGTGTAAGGTGGTTTGCCACCAGTAAAAGCTATATGTATCGAGCCTGTTGAAGCACAAGGTTCGTTATTAACAACTACTTGAGTAATACTCATAGGATCAGGACTATTAATTTGATACTGTACTGATGTAATAGGAATTGTCCCACCTAAAATATTAGCAGTATATGTACCAGTACCTAGACCATTAACAAAAAAACCATTAACAGAGGTACTTGCATCAGTAGGAAGATTTTGCCACGATGCAGTTAAAGGACGATCTAAACTACATGTATCGGCTCCGTCACCAGTATAAGACACATTTAATATAATACTACCGTCTGTGTCTGATGGACACAAAACATCTGTAGCAGTACCGGTTATGCTTGCGGCACAAGTTGGAACATCATTAATAGTAAGTCTAAAATCAGCCGTTCCACTTAAATATGCTCCATTTACAGGATTAAATGCATCAAGGTCTTTTCCTATTACAACAACATCATAAAAAGGTTTAGTATTATAATTTAATGTAACACCACTATTAAAAAATAATGATCCTACAAGAATACTTGAAGTAGGAATATCTGGAATAACAGAAGAAGGAACTATTGTAAAATTATTTTTATCAGTACCTGTAAGGCTTAATTGTATTGTAGATTGTGTCTCGTCTTGTACATAAATATCAGCAACTTTAAATCTACCCAAATTAGTGTCTGTAGTTTCATTGATAGCTGTGCCAGTAGGATCTAAAGTAACAGTAGGGGCTTCATCTATATCATTAATGGTTAAAGTAAATTGACCTCCTAATTTAGTCTCTGGGCTACTACTAGGATGACCAGAAGCTACTATATAATATGTACTTTGAGTTTCAAAATCTAATACTTTATCTGCTAACACTTTTAGGTCTGGATTGGTTGTCTGATTATCAAAAACCCAAAAAGGATCTAATGCACCACGAAAATCTCCTACAACTCCACCTGTTACAAAAGCTAAATTAGTAACAACTAAATTATCTCCAGCAAAATTATCTTGATCTTGAATAGTAAGAGTACTAAGAAGTGTTTCAGTTGTAGAGGAAGTTTCATTTATTGTTCTAGCAGAAGGTGTAAAAATAATACCGCTAGGCTCTAACACATCTTCAATATTAAGAGTAAAAACACCTCTAACAATAGGAGCAGTAGTGCCAATTATTCTACCTACTAAAAATCCAGTATAACTATTCCTAGTTTCATAGTCAAAAACATAACCAGTAGCTACACTTAAAGTGCCAGCGTTAGTCGCAGCATTATAAGAAACGTTAAAAAATGCAGAGTCAACACCTGTAACAACTACCTCATTATCTGTTCCTCCATCTGGATCTGTTAAATCAAAAGTAGTCAAGGTCGGCAAGAGATGGGAAGGAATATTTTCTTTTACTGTAGCAGTGGTATTAAATAAATTTAAACTAATAGGACTATGTCCAACAACACTTAACGTAAAGCTTTGTGCTGCTGTATATTCTGTAGTTCCTGTGCTTTTTGCAATAACTGTTACTGTATAATTTGTATTAGACTGTAATACACTTCCGGCTTTCACAAGTAAAGATGATTTATCATTACTAATCTTGAAATATTGTTTATTAATTCCTGCTGCTATGTCTATATCGTTGTTATTGAACGGAGAGGCATCAACATCACTCAAAGTTATATCTGCGGCAGTGTAATCTTGTGTTGTTAAATCAAAATTGGATGGAATTTTACCGCTAGGTGGGGCTAAAGTTATATCTGTAGGAGGTTCATTAACATCATTGATAGTCAATAAGAAAGTATCAACAAAAGGCACTCCCCCAACATATGGATCTACTCCAGTAATTACACCGGTTATTACATCTGTAGTTTCGTGATTAAGAGCTATTCCAGATTTAACATATACATTAGTTCCACTAACTTTAAATATATCACTTCCTAAAACTTCATTAGCAGAGAAAGTGTTAGTGCCAACAAATTCGTCATCTGTGAATGTGATAGAACCAATAAAAATTTCTCCTGTGGTAGTTTGGCTTGGGGCCAAGCTAATGACAGTTTCATTTATACCGGTATCTGCAAAACTTATACTACTTAAAGGAGTAGTGGTTGTAGATAAAACAGCTAGACTACCACTAATAGTATTGCTTTCATGCGTAGTTCTAGGCATCAATACAAAATTTTCTAATCTATTGTTCATGCTGCCAGTAGCCAAAGCAATATCTGAGTAATGACCCATAGTTAATCCACTAACAAAAGTATGTTTTTGAATAGTATGATCATAATCATTTATTGTATATGCAGTATTTCCACCATTATTTAATAAACATGTTCTGTACTGCTCTCCATGTCTATGTGCGCTTTTAACCACACTAATAGGTTCTTTGATGCCAGTAACAACGTGTTGCACAGTAGGGTTGTCATTATCATTTGATTCACCATAAACATCTAGTAAAATTACTGGTCTGTCAGTGGTTGTTGGAGCCCACAATATAAGTTCATTACTTGTTTTACAAACTCTGTTATACGTGCCACTTGTTGGAGCATATTTACTAATAAGATGTGGAGTTGCGTAATCATTTCGGATACTGCCAGATACTCCTATAGGAAAATCTAAATTAAAAGCCAACAGCTCACTATGATTAGTACCAGTATTGAATACAGAAGCTACCAACGCCTTTTGAACCTGAGCTAAATCTGCTCTGTAGTTTAGATGAGAATCAAGACGATAGCCATTTAAGGATATGCCAGAAAAATAACTTACCCCTGTAGTAATTGAGCCATTACTTTCTACATGGTCGGTTTTTGCTACTATTTGTCTATTTCTAACATCTAACTGAAGAGGAAAATGATCTAAAGCTGGACCATAACCTGTATTTACAGGAAAAATTAAATTACCATATTGTGGAGTATTACTAGGATCATAAGGACGACACTCGCTAATAAAAGAATCAGGTTGTGTGTCAAGTATATTAGGAATATTAAACACATCAATATTATGAGGAATTCCAGAAACTCCAGTAAAAGCACTATGATTAACACCAGTTTGAGTATTGGTATAAGGATCATAAAGCACAGATTCATCATTGCCTACTACCCAAAATCTACCTCTGTTATTAGCTGAGGTATACTGATCTCTTACTGTTATAATTCTCTTTATACTACTAAGAGATGTTGTAACTTCTGTAAACCCTGTTGTAGCAATATCATATCTATAAAATTTATTAGCACTAGTATTTTTATATCTAATTGCTAAATATCTTGAAAATCCTGCTGCTTCTACTATGCCTGTTTGTGTAGGGTGTGTTGCTTTAATTAATCCTGTTTGTCCTACAGTATATACAAAAAACGAATTATCATTAGAGTTAAAATCAACACCAGTATCATTCGGTATAGCAGCAATATATCTTGTTCCTGCTGAATCATGAGAAAAAACATCTTCTTGACCAAAAGATATAAAGTATGATCCTTCTACATTATTAACACCACCAGTAAAAGGAATGTCAGGCCCAATACCTGTGTGATAAGGATCCAGTCCAGTATCTGATATATTAATCCTGGTTATAACGTTTCCATCTACCAAAGGACAGCACTGAGTAGTACTGGCTTGATTTGAGTTAGTATAATAGCCATTAGCGAAAGCAGTTCCACTGTATGAAGACAAACCTGAAACGAAATATGATGAGGTAACATCTAAAAATGTACCAATAGGAACTTCTCCTGGTCCTACTCCTCCATTGTATCGTAAATCTACGTCAAGACCCGATGAAGTATTATTTGATAAAAAATGCTTGATACCTATACCGTCATCTATCCCGGCACCACAAGCAACAGGGGTACAAAAACCACCACGATATCCTACAAATATATCTGTGCCACTTAAGGTTAAGCCACTAGGTATAGTAAAAGATGGTATTTCAGTGACTGACCCAACACCATTTTGTTGCTGATAAAACCCAGGAATTTGAATACTATTACCATATACTAAGTTAAGACTATGAGTACCAGTAACGTATACATCATCTATGTCTTGACCATCATCACCCCATGTTGCAAAATCTCCCGGATCATTCCAGCCATCTCCCCCATTTATTCCATTAGTAGCAATTGTTTGAAAATTTAAAGTACCTATACCAGCTGCTGTTACATCTTTAACATTTTTAATTTTAATGCAAAAAGCTACATCATCATCAGTATAACCAGGGGTAAAATTGGTAATCTCAAGATATTCTGCGTGTTCTCCTGCAAGCCTTACATCGCTTATAAACCTTAATTCTTTATTACTAGTATCAGGGTCATTTCCAATATCAATACAACCTACAATTGTTTCCTCTGTGTCTTGATCTATACAAACAGGATAATTACTGAATACGTCACTAAATGAAGGAGGCTCATTTCTATCATCAATAGAAAATAATACAAAGCCATTACAATCAGTGCCTGCTATTGACCAATTACCACTATGTACTACTTTTCTGTATGAAGTGCTTCCCTTCAAAGAAGGAGCACTTTCAAAATCTGGAATCTCAGTGTTTAAATAAACATCATAAACTCTATATCCATCTCCTGCAGGGTTGTTGAAGTCTGTAAACGAACTCATTTGAAGCCAGCTAGGTAAACTGATAGTAAGTGCTGCAGGTATTGGGGTACCATTATCGTCACTACTTACAGTAAACTGAACATAAGGACTACCATCAGCGTTGTTTGTGGTTCCCTCAAAATGCGTAGGAGCATCAATCCCTCCCAAATCAATACTTACTCCACCTTGGAAGCAATCGGGAGTCCTATACGAATTAGCAACTTCAACTTTAATCTTATCTAATTCTTCACTAGATTCAGAATTTAAAATTTTCTCGTATAATTCTCTATTTTTATTATTATCCTTCATTTGATGCACACTCTATATATTCCTCTGTTTTACTGAAACTATATCTGCCCGTTTCTTCACCTTCTAATATTTTAATTACATTTCCAGTAGTTAACCCTAAATCATCTTTTTGTGTAGTAAACTCTCTTTTTACTGCAGCCTCAACCGTACTTACAAAAGCTTCGTTACAACTTGTAATTTTTCCAGTAACTTTTAATTTCATTTTCCTAGCTGTTTTACCAGCACTTTTGAAAACAATAGACTTAGTTCTTCCTGGAATAAGATATTCTGCAATTTTATTAACATCTTTATTTTCTGAATATTCTGTAACAATTTGATATCCTTGAGCCACGCATTTTTCTACATCTGAATAAGTAAAATCAAAAGAAATACTTCTTTGAGCTGGGTTGTCAATTCGTTTAGAAGATGACAATATCCTGCATAAATCCAAAGGTAAAGGGCTTGTATCTCCGCAAGTACTAGATAATAGATCTTGTGAAGATCCAGGATCAAGATTAGCTATCTTACTATACACCGTTTTAGCATCATCAAAAGATGTTAATCCTGTAATATTTCCTTGTATATTTGCTTTAGTAGCACCGGTTATTTGATCTGTTCTATTAGAGTTTACAAGGGTTACTACAGCCATACTATTAGTAGGAGCTACAATATATTTTTTACTTATAGAACCACCATTCTCACCAATAGCTGTTTTCTCGCTTATTAAAAACTTGCCAAAACCACTTGGAAGATCAAAGTTTCTATCGAAACCTGTTTCAGCATCTAAAAATTCATATATGTGTTTCTTTTTATTTGTTCCACCACCACTATCACACCTATCACTAGCATAAACGCCAACAGAACATTCTACATTATATTCTCCCTGAGAAGCTAATAATTTGCCACTACTTAAAAATACAAAAGTAGACAAAGAACTTGCGTCTATAGACTCTGCTTTAGAATAATTAGTTAAAATTAAATTCCCTTTCATACCTGAATAATCACTACTTGGCTCTATAAAAGGAAGTCTACCACTGCTGCTGTGAGTAAAAACCATAACAATATTATAACCAAGATTTAAGGGAGCGTCCGTTTCAGATGTTGAAGCAGACTCAACGAAACCTACACTTCCTACCAAATTAGACAAAGTTCCTCCACAAGTGCCTAAGCTTTGTAGGGTACGACAAACACCATTAAGAGAAAGAATAGTATCGCTCATAGCTTCATAGTCACTCGTACTAGCTGCGTAATGAGTACCACTTAATGTTAGCTTTATCACACCACCAATAACGTCTTGACCAGCATAGAAAAATTCTGGTTCAATATTAAAGTCAGGTGCAGGTTTTAATCCGATACCAATAGATAGCATAATATTTTCTCCCTAAGCACTTAAGTCATCCGGCTGTCCTAAAAATTCTGTAGCAGTAATAGTACATCTACCATTACTAATTACTATATTATGTTTAGTAATAGTACCACTACCATCTTTAATTTCATTAAATTTACTTTCTGCTTTTGCTTTAAGCTGACTTGTTAAACATTTGGACACACTACTTACTTGAACATTATACTCTTTAACATCTGCTGATTTACTTTGAAGGTCTTGAACAATAGATTTTGAAACACCCCATCCAAATAATTCAGCATGTAATTTTTTATTTTTTATATGATTAGTTCTATGTTCTACTTTATATCCATCTCCATCACAATTTTGAGGTTCTGTACTAGATTCTATAACGGCTGTAGCAGTTTTTCCAGCATGATCAACATCTATACCTGCTGATGTAACATTAAAACAACTACCTGCAGGTAGCTTAGGCAGCTCTGTTTGACAAACAATAGTTTTTCCAGGAGGAGTACTAGAGGGCGTAACATTTCCATTATAATAACTCACTACTTCTTGAGCTAGACTTTCAGCCGCACCTCTTGTACTTTCAGAACTAATACCACCACCAGCATCAATAGTCATATTTTCTAATGTTTTAAATGTTACTTTGTAAGTAAGTTTTTCATATTCTTGTGGAGTATTAATCTTTTCTACCCCCTGTTCTTCACTACTAATAATAGTAGTACCACTACTTGATCCATCTGGTACAATAGCAACAGTAATATTTATACTAGCAGTACCTTCTTTAGATGAGGTTTCTGAAATACTAAGATAATTGTTTGTTCCTTGTGTATTTACAACTTTTGTTATCCTGGTAGGAACAATAGCTTTGATTTGGTTTAAAGCTGCTTTTGCTAGGTCTTGCGTCTTAGTGTTAGCATCTACTTGTTGACATGATACAGATGCTTCGAAGGTGTAGGTGTGATGATTATTCCAATAATCTCCTCCTGACTGTAAGCTAATTAAATTTATATCCTCCACTCGGTCAAAACTCTCCCTATAGCTTAAATCTGTAACACCATCAGCAGGAGTAAAACCCCAACTAGATATTAAACTAGCGTTAGTAGGAACAACTCTAAAAGTAATTGAATATTTTAATACGTTAGTATAATCTGAACTAGAATCAAAAGCAAGACTCGTAACTCTACCCTGTCCTGTATTTCCACCATATGTTAAAGATCTAAAGCTAGTACTACCTTCTTTGGCATATCCGATAATCCCATCTGCTTTCTCTATTAAAGCTGCATCTTGAGACAGCACAGTATCATTAATAGTTACACTGTCTGTAACCCCGATAGTTTCTCCATCAGAATCATAACTATATTCTCTTTGTACTGAAGCAGTAGGTCTGTATAGTGTTAAGCCCTGCGCTGTAACAGCCATTTAAAATTCCTTTTACACGATGAATATGTTACCACCCTCGGATGGAGTACCTGAATTTAGGTATCTACCAGTAATATAGGCTCCGTTTGCAGCAGAAGGAATGTTCCATGCTCCAGCTCCACTATCGTGAACAATAGGGGTGTCATGTCTTACGGTCCAGGAAGTAGTACCTCCTAGTTCTCCAGTATTATTCGTCACTCCCAAATTATAAGGAGCATAATTTCCTAAACCTCCAGCCCCTGTCATAATAGTAATACCTCCAGCTACTCCGACATGCTTAAAGTCATAGGAAACACCTCTATGCAAATACAAGTCAGGATTAATTTGACCCGTAGTTCCAGCACCACTTACAGTATATCTATTATTTGAATTATCATATGTAACAGTAAAAGTTAGTTTAGGTATAGCAAAACCACTCGAAGTGATATAGTTTGAATTATTTGTCAATTGACTAATATTAGATCCACTAGCTAGATAATTACTATCATTACTAAGAAAACTAATATTAGTTCCAGAATGCATTACATTTGTAAGAACTCCTGTAGTTGTACCACTATGATGAGATAGCACAATAACACCAGAAGCTAATCCTGTCGTATAACTAATCCCGGTAACATGTGCTTCTCCAGTGATATATCCAGCGTTATTTGTGAGAACACTAATATTATCACCACTACTTATTGCTGTATTATTTCCAATTTCCACATTAGCGTCAAACCTTACAGTAGTTCCCGTAATAATAACGACATCATTTTTAATTATAGTATGATTACTACCTGTTGCAGTGATATTGTTACCTATAAGAGTAACGCCAGAATAAGCTGCCGTATTACCTTGACCAACAACATAAACACTATTATGGTCTATATTATTGTTGTATCCAAGAACACTAGAATTATTACCAGATACAGCATTGTTAACTCCAACTGCTCCAATATTTTGTCCATAAATACCATTATTATAACCTATTACAGCAGAATAAAGACCACTATTTCTATTAGAAGTTCCAACAGTACTAGTATAATTTTCATCTACAGTATTGGAATTACCCAGTAAGGCTGTATTATTATTACCCGAAGTACTAAGTTCATTATTATATCCTACTACTACATTATTACCACTATTAGCAGTCAATGTATTAGACATACCAACAACTACAGTATTATTACCTGTTCCAGTAATAGTTAAACTATTACCAACTAATACAGAATTAGTAAAACCAGAAGCATTTGAAATATTAACATTATCAGGACTAACACTTAAAACATCTGTTAATGTACCTGCTTTTAAAGTTTGAATGAAAAACTTTGCATCTTCAGAACCACTAGCAGGATCAGTAACTTCGATACCATAAGAGACACCCGTTTTAGCAACCCCTGAAGTATTATTAAACACAAAATTTTGTTTATGTTTAACTCCTGTAGTTGAAACTCTAGTATTAATAACATTAAAATCTGTACCTGTGGTATCTACATAAATACATACTCTTTCTTGATCATCATGTTTTACTTTAATATAATTATTACTATTGCCTACTAAATATGTTGTGTTGTTACCAGTTACATCAAAACCAGAACCTCCAAATAACCACATATGAGATCCTGTTACAGTGTGATTTTTACCAAAAGCACCACCATAACTACCACTTGTAATGTTATTGGAATGACCTACAGCAATACTAGTGTTTCCACAATTGGTATTAGAAAAACCGATTATTACATTATCGCCCTTATTAGTATTGCTACCTCCAACTACCAAACCTCCTGAAACACTATTATTAGTACCTATATTTAAATCATCATATGTCAATTTAGCTACTGGCTGCAAAGTTCCATTATGATTAACTAAGAAATCTAATTGTCCTTCTTCTGAAGTATTAGTTTCATCAGCTACTTCTGCTAAAATTCTTACATATGTTGTATCGTTGGAAGCACTATCTATTCCGATAAAGTCTATTCTACCAACATCAGTACCATCAGTAGAATTAGTATCGCTGTTTTTGAATGTAGCAACTGGAACACCACCACTTCCAGTATTACTAACCATAATTCCACCAACACCTGTAGTATGTACATGTAAAATGTCTAATGGAGAATTTGTTCTTAAACCTACTCTATTAGTAGAACCATCAACAAAAAGAGTATTAGCAGCACCACTAGAATGCACAGCAAAATCTATCGAGCCACTTTGTAAATTGAAAGTAGCACCATTTGATTCCGTTAGTTGTATAGAAGCATCAGATGTGCCAGAACCACCTATAAACACAGCATTGTTTTTGAAAAATAAACCTGTATCACTACTTAAAGACCCACCACTAGCAAGTTGAATAGCTCCATCTGATCCAGACGATCCGGCCGTATCATCTTCAGGGTCTAGCACTATCCAGTTTGTATTAGCAGTATCTGAAATAATTTTAACAAGATCATTTTTCTTTGTAAGTACATAAGTGCCTGTACTATTAATTGTATTTGTTCCACTGGCATCTAGAGTAACTGCATTAGCTCTAGAGTTTTCACTACCACTTAAAGCAGTAATCATCAGGTCAATTGCTACACAATCTGTGTTAGTATCAATTAGTGGTAAGTTTAAAGTCATATTGCCTGAAGCAGTTAGCAAATATGTTGTGGTAAGATTAGGTATTGTATGTGTTGCAGATGTTCCGAAACTAAGTCTTTTATGACTAACATAATTAGGGTTAGGAAGCATCATGTCTAAAGTTAGGGCACCATCTACTGTTGCCCATGCTACTCTAGAGTTATCAGATTGGCTAGAGCTATATGTTTTTTCTCTTGTAAGCCTTAAGTCGCTAGAAACACTTGTAATATATCCTATACCATATTCATACTTACTAGCTTCACTGGCAGCTGTAATTCTATATACAAATCTTTGCTCGGAACCAGCGGTAATACTAACAACAGAGTCAAATTGGTTATATCCCCCGGTATTAGAAAAGTCTAAATATCCAGTACCTCCTTGCGGCATAGGGTTAGCAGCTGCTGTTTGTGCTGCTCTAACTCTGTAATTATAAAATTTATTAGCCATGATTAATATACCCTTTTTAAATTATTGTATTGATCCACCCGAGCTTAAAGTGTTTACAGAAATACCTGGATTGTCTTGTGATAGTGCCGCACCAACTTGTGCCAATACGCTATTTTCAATACCTGCTATCAAACCAGCTATCTGGTCTAAACCAAGAACATTAACTTCTATAGGAGCAAAAGATATAGTTCCTACCACATTGACTGTTCCTTCTATTTGTCCCATATTGCTAATAGCTGCTATAAGATTATTTGTTTGATTTACAAACATACCAATAGAATTGTCAAATTTAGTTACTGGAGCACCAAAATTCCTAGCAGCTAAATCAAACCTATTAGAAGCTCCTTGAAATTGAGTGCCCGCATCATTTAATACACCAAAATCTTTTTCAGAAAGTGCTGTGGCAGCCGTAGCAAAAAGAGAAAGATTGGGGGTTAGTGTATTAGCAGCAGCTATAAAGCCTGCAAAGTCTACACCTCCACCTCCACCTCCTCCACCGCCTCCAAGATTTCCTACTTCTCCAATATCAAATAAACCACCATTTTGAGCATAAACAACACCACCCCTAGACATTGGTTTACCTGATCCATTAATACTTTCTAGTAAACCTCTATTTTGTTTAGCAGAGTCTCTGTTAACTACAAATTCTCCCGGAGTAAGCATAGCAGGAACTGTATCTGTTCCTCTAGCTAATCCACCAGTACTCATATAAGCTGGTACTATTCCTCCTCTTCTTTTAAATATCATATCGTTTGCTAGTTCTACATATGATCTTCCCATGCTTTGTTCCAGACCTTCTATATATCCTTTTGCCAAAGCATCAGTAGTGCCTTCTGTTATTTTAGTTGTTATGCTTGCTGGTTTCCGAATTGTGCTGCCAGCTTTGTTTTTGCTAAAATCTACTTGTCTTATTAATGTGTTTTTAAACACTTCTTGACGACTCGCTTCTGCTGCTGCTCTTTCTGTTCCTGTCTCTACTCCTTGTTTGACTACTGCTTCTGTACCTTCTTTTACTGCTTTTTCTGTTCCTTCTTTTACTACTTCAGCAGCAAGCTTACCTCCTCCTTTAGTATATAGCTGTTTACCTATTTCTGTTGCGACTTCTTTGCCAACATATCCTGCTCCTATAGCCATTCTACCTCCTGCTTGAACCGCTTGAACTACAGGTTTTCCTGCTTTGCTTATTAGTGTTCCTCCAGGCAGAGGTGCTGCACTTAGAAGTAAATCAGTACCAATCTGCTGTCCAGCATCAATTTGTTTCTCTTGTGCTTGGTATTGCTCTGTACTTGGACCAGCCGTGGTGCCCGTCAACACTTTACCACTTAAAATACGCTTGGCAGTTTGGTAGGCTTTAATTCTTGCTTGATTGCTATTTTTTGTATTTAAAGCTATAGAAAAATTACCTCTAGCCATACGAACAGCATCCAGTTGTTTATCTGCTGTTTTTATTTGATCACTATAAAAATTTTCTCCTAACCAGTAATCTGTAGTCGCTGAAAACCAATTACGATTTCCTATAGCCTCAACTGCTTCAGTTCTCGCTCTCATTGCTCTATTTGCAAACATAGTAGCTCTACCCTGTAAACCTCCTACATCATCTGGTTGTAGATCTGGGCCATATATCCCAACCTTCAATTGCCTATTCAGTGATGATGGTGCTGGTTTTGGTTTTACTGGTGTTGCTGGTCCTGCTGGTTCTACGACTTCTTTTTCTGAAGCAGCATTTTGATCTGCCTCTTCTTGAACTTTTTCTCCTGGGCTTTTAGGCCTAACAGGTTTTGGCTTCTTCTGCTCCATACCTTCTGTTATAAAAGATGGCACTGGAGCACCTGTTTGTGGTCGTATTTGTATAGGCTTGTCTAAATCTTCCAAAACTTTTTGTGTAGGAGTTTTTTCACGCTTAGTTTGTGCTTCTCTGCGTTTCTGTTCTTCTCTCTTCTCTTGAGCTCTTTTCTTTCTTGCTTCATAACTAGCAGAATTGGCTGTTGCTTGGTTTGGACCAGTAGGAACACCATAGTTTTTTGCAATTTTATAAAGATCTCCTGGATTTCGAGCATTTTGAATTACTGAATATTTTTCGGGATCAGGAGCAATACCATTTGGTCCAAATCTCTTTATTAACTCTTGCTGTAATACTGCCGGATGTTCTCGTCCAGTCTTTTGACGATAGTCTTTCTGTGCTTGATCTTGTCTTCGCTTTCTCGCTTCAGGATCGCCACTAAATATGTCTTTGTTAGCAAGATTGGTTTCTTTATTAATAAACTCTGGATGATCAGCAAGATACTGGAAATATGCAGCTAAATTAGCATCCTCTTGAGCGATAAGCCTTCTGAGTTGACTCATAACAGCTAAAGGAATAACCTTTTGGACTCCCATACCGTACCTTTGCTTATAGTCATAGTACAGCATTGCCAATCTGTCCTCAGAAGATATGGATGATCTTTGTAAAGCTTTCGCGTGTCTCTGAGCAGCTGCTCCTCCTTGATTCGCATAGGTAATACCACCTATTGTAGAAGCAGAACCTTTTCCATTAATAGCTTCAAGCAATCCTCTGTTTTTCTTAGTTGCTTTTGCATTAACAACAAACTCTCCAGGAGTTAACATAGCGGGTACAGTATCAGTCCCTCTAGGCTGCATGTTTACTAATTGACCTTTAGAAGCATATACAGGTCCTCCTGATGATCTTGTTATTGGCATCTGAATAGAAGCGTTAGCTAATTGTTTTGTTAAGCCGAGAATTGCCGATCTTAAGTTGTTATTAGCCGCAACTAAACTTTGTTGTATAGGAATAGTTTTTCCTAAAGCATCATTAGCTTGAGCTTGTTTTTCAATAGCGTGTTCATAAACCCTAATAAGTTGTTGTTGTTCATTTCCTCTGTTAGCTCTTGCAGCAAATGCCTTTTCTAGAGCTTTTCCTAACTCACCTTGCATCAAACCTTGAGACTGTAAGAAAGATTTCATTACAGTTTCATACATCTTATTAAACTGTTGATTATTATCTCCAAAGAAAGGCCGCAACTCTTTCAATAAATTAATAGCACCAGATCTTTGCCGTGCCAATCCTCCTTGAGCAGCTTGGAAGTTTTCTAATGCATTACCTCCACCCATAGCACTTTGCATATAAGCTCTTTGAGCCATAAAGCTATTTTGCATAGTCAACTCTTGACCAGATGCCACGCCTTCTAAAGTAGCTATAAGACCTGAAATATCACCAAGTTCTTGTGGAGTAGAACCAACAAGCTTTTCTGCAAAACCTAGTTGCTGATCTGCTCTTTGTCTTAACTCTTGTATTCTTGATAAGGCAGCGGTAGCTACTTCTGTACTATTAGCAAGAGTCTCCAATCCTTGTCTTGTGCTGGAAATTTCTACATTTAGATTACCCATTTCTAAAGTAAGTTTTTGTTGTTCATCTGCAAATTTGGTCAATCCTGATATTGCATCTAGTCTACCTTGTACTTGATCTCTTCTAGATTGTAATTGACCAAGCCTCTGAGAAAGGGCATCTATGTTTGTAATGCCTCCAGTTTGATCGGCAACAGTAGCAGCAACATTTCCAATAATATCTCCTATAGGAATATTTTCTCCTAAACCTCTTCTTAGTGCTAAATCTCCTTGTCTTCTTATAGAACTAGCTCTGTTAAAGTATTCTCTTTGTTGTAAGATAGCTTGTGAAATTTGATCTACAGCAGCAGCATAACGGGTTTGTGCGTTTAGTACTCCTTCAAATTGTTGTTTAACAAGATCTAAAGCACCGGTAAATGCAGGTAGTTTTTCAACTATCTCATTAACTTTTTGTCTAAGTTCTGTTGGGTCTGCTGCATCTCCTAATTCTTTTGTAGCTTGTGCAAAAGCATCATTTAATTGTTTGCTAATAACCTGCTCAACATCTTTACCAAGATTCATTCCAGAAAGCATTTTAGTTAAGCCACCCCTAATGCCTCCTAATTGTGCCGTGGCTTCTCCTCCTTTTCTTAAGTTATTATCAATTATAGTAGCTATACTATCTCCTATTTGAGTACTAGCTAAAGCCAATTGTGATACTCTATCTCCTGATCGACCTGCTCCTGTGGTAACTGCACCTATTGTTCTTTTGATAAGCTCTGGACTAAATGCAGAATTATTCTCTAATATGTTTTTACCTCTAGCACCACTAATTCTTATACCGACTTTACCTAAAGAAGCTGATAGTGAATCTGCTGCTCTAGCAAAATTAGCATCAACTCTAGCAGTAACTGATTTAAATCCTGAAGAAATATCATCAAATACTCTTTTTAAAGCAACCTGTAGTTGTGCAGCTGCTGTTTCTGATGTACGGGCGATTCTGTCAGCAAGAGCAGGACCAAGAGTAATTTTTAATTGTTTTATAACTTCTTGATTTATGATATCTTGACCGGCTGCTGTTCCTGCACCTCCTGCAGCATCTAAACGTTTTGCAACCCCTGTGTCTGATCTTGCAATAGCTTCTTTTGCATCGTCACTTAAATCTGTAAATACATCTCTTATACTAGCTCCTCTATCAATTTGCTGCAAGCCTCTTTGCATTACTATATCTCTGGTAGCACCAAATCTTTTAGCTGATGCATCTTCAGTAGCTGCTATCTCAGCTCTGACTTGTTTAGCAAAACCTTCTGGGTCCATGAATTCTGAGAATCCACCAGTTATTCCTTGACGAGAGCGAACCCTACTAGCTGCAAGATCATACTGATCACCCATACCGCTAGCAATACCAGTAACCCCTCCGGTTCCAGTGAAATAAGCAGCCAAATCCATCACACCTTGACGTAAACTATATCTACCACCAGTTGATGCCTCATTTACAGCTCTAGCAGAACTTACTGCCTGAGATATTTGTGATTGTAACTGAGCAGCCGCCGCTGCATCGTTTCCATTTTTAGCTAATGTTTCTAGAGATTTACTAGCTTCATCTAAAGCTTTGTCAAAATTAGTTTGACCTAATTTCTTATCAAATTCAGCAGCACTATTATTGACTGATTTTAAAACACCATCTAGTGCAAATATAGCTCCTAATGCTACAGCCCCTCTACCTGCAGATTTACGTCCCCTTTCTGTGCTACCGCCTGGTGCCATTTGTAGAGCTGAAAAAGCTACAATACCTGTATTAAGAGCAGTAGCAAATGATTGCGCTACGTCGCCAGTCAATTTAGTGGCTCGAGTAGCATCTCCCATAGCTGCAGTCAAAGCAGACACAGAGCCTTGTATTAGAAACAAATCTAATACACCACCACTGCCGACACCACCTTTAGGACCTCCTCCTTTATTAAATCTTTGAACAAAACCTCCACGATTATATCCCGTGATTCTATCAGCATTATTAAGAGCTTTAAGATTGGAAGATCCTATTCTACTAGCAGCACCTTTACTAATTACAAACTCACCGGGAGTAAGTAAAGCAGGAACAGTGTCTTGTCCACTAATAGGACCTCCTGCTGCTTTTGGTTTTCTTGAGGTTGTAGTCTTTTTCTTTTTATTTAATCCTGCTGCATCTCTTGCAGTTTTAGAATTAAATCTTCCTTGTAATTTAAATAGGTTAACACCACCTGCATATATATTATCAAAAGACTGTATAGATTCTGAAGGGGCTCCTCCCCGACTATCTCTTAATGCTGCAAACCTACCAGAGTCTAGTCTTTGTCTTAGTGATTTAGCTAATAAGTCTCTATAAGGAACATTGCTTGATTGAAACTTTGCTTCTCCAGGAGGGCCAACAAAATCAAGAGGAGCATTTCCAGTAGTTCTGGTGCCAGCTCCAGCAACATATGTCTGTATAAAGTTTTCAAACTCAGCTCCACGAACATTTTGATTTTTATCAGCTAGTTTACGTATTGTAAACGCTGCTCCCTTTTTGCCTTTAAGCATGCCTCCAATAGTTGCAGAACTAAATGATTTTATATTTACAGCTTGAGAAAAACTATCTCTAGAATTTATAAGAGCGCCTTGTTTAAATGCGTCACTTTTTGATGCTGCTAGTCTAGTTGCTAATGATCTACCTCCTTGTCTTGCTCCTGTAATTCCTTTGAAAGAAACAGGGCCTCCATAAGCATACTTATTCATTCTGTGAAGATTGTCGACACCAATAGCTTGTACAGCTTTTTTCCTAATTACAAATTCTCCAGGAGTTAGGTTAGCTTTAACACTATCAAAATTACCACTGCCCGGAACCATGCCTCCCTGATTGAAACCTATTCCTCCTTTAAAGCCTTTAGCTAAACCTCCTAAACCTCCTATTACTTTAGCAGCTCCCAAAGCAGCCAATGCAGGCAGTACTGGTTTGATAGCATCTGCAATTTTAATTAAAGCACTAGCTAGATCAAGACTTAAAGTTATAAATTGTCTAAATTCTGATGTTTGTCCTATACTTCTAATCAAAGCATCAAACTGCTGTTGTACTTTAGCAATCTGAACACCTAAAGTCTGTTGACCTGTAGCAGCATCTCTAGCTAAAGAACCAGAGCCTTGTTGGGCAACATTAAGAGCTTGTTGTGCTGTAGAAAATCTTTGAATTAAAGGAATAACTTTACCAACCTGCCGGAATCCACCAAGTTCTTCAACAATACCACTAAATTCTAAAGATCTAGGATCAAGACTTCTTAATCCTTTACTTAACTGTTCTATAGCTCTGTATGGTCCAACAAACTTACCTTCTAAATCTGTAAGAGTAACTCCAAAGGCTTTGAGACTTTCAATAGTATCTGATCGTTGAATACGAGTGAAAATAGTTCTTAAACCAGTAGCAATTGTTTCCGCACTTTCACGGGTAGTTGCTCTAACGCTGGTAAACACAGCCAAGAACTGATTCAGAGCATCTGTGCCTGTAGCTACCCCTTTACTAGCAGAAGCAAACACACCACCAGCTCTTTGAACAGCTGTAATCAGATCGCCTGCTTCAACAGCAAAACTTCCAGCAACAGCGTTAATACTACCTAATGCTTGCTCTAATTGTCTAGTACTAATACTAAACTGTTTCATTAAAGCAATACTGCCTTCTACAGTTTGATTTAAATTATTAAATGTAGGAGCTAATGTAGTTAACGCCAATGCCTTTAATGCTCTTTGTGTTTCTCTAGCACTAAGACCAGCCTGACTCAATGTAACAGCAACACTAGCTAGTTCTGTGCTGCTAGCTCCTAAAGAAACAGACAGTTTTGTAATTTCGTTCGTAAGACCATTAAGAGACTGTTTAGAGCTATTGGTAACTTGAGCAATTCTGGTAAGCTGTCTATCAAATTCTACAAATTTCTCTAAAGACTGTTGTGTAGCCCTAGTAATTGCGTAAAAACCAGCAGTAGCAGCAGTAAATGCACCAAAACGCTTAACAGCCAAACCAGCAGCTTTACCAAATTTTTCCATACCGCTGGCGGCATCGGCTGCACTTTTGCCTGTTTGCTTTAAATTACGATTTACTTGAGCAATCTGTCTTAAAGTACTAGTAGGTAATTTAACATTAACATTAGCCTGAATATTATTCAGTCTTTTATTAATATTATTAACAACCCCATTAAGATTATTAGGGCCTTGTAAATTAAGTTGAACTGTAAGATTGTAACCTTTAGCCATTTATTCGTATCCTTTAAAATAAAAGACACTACGCTAAAAAACGTAGTGCCCTTTTGGAAAATACTAAACCACCAAATGTCTTACTCTGAGACTGTCTCTGCAGGTTTCTTTCTTTTATTTTTAGCGACTTTTTTTGTAGCATTAGTTTTCTCTTTTTCTACAGGCTTCCCATCCTGATCCAAAAACGGTTTAAATTCAAATGCATAATCTCCTGCATCATTTACTGGATTTCCATCTTTATCTATGTATTCACCCTTATCGTTAATATACCTTCCATTTTCATCCAACAAATGACCTTCTTCATCAATATATTGACCTTTATCATTGATTAGTCTTAAGTCTTTATCTACAAAATTATATTCTTTAAGAAATTTATTTTCTACCAAATTGTTCTCATAATTGTCGTCTAGACCGTATAATCTAGATGCCAACAATGAAGCAGCCTGTATTGCAACGGGTTCTGCTGACTTATTTAAGTAGTCCTCATATCCGTTATAATAACATTTGTTACTCTCTGTGTACACCAAACAACAAGATACTAAGTAATTAAACCTAGCATTATCAGCTTGGCCTTCAGCAGTATTACTATCTAGACTAGTCCTAGAACTAATCAAATCCCTCATTTTAGCTCTAAGTTCTCTCATCTCTAAAGCTACTTGTTTAGCTGAAGACAGATTAATCCCGCCTTTTGCTAAGATTTGCTCATTATCTAGCAATTCTTGCTGTAGAGTCTGTAGCTTCCTTTCTTTTGCATCATCCCATAATCCCTGTTCTTTTAGCAGGTCATCCAACCTACCCCGAACAATACAGCCAGATTTAACAGCATCTGAAAAAGCTTGATTGTAAACCTTTTGGGCTTCTCGTTGGTCTTTAAAAGATGGAGATTTTAAACCCAAATCTAAAGTCTTTCCATCTACTTCAATATTAAAAGAATCTGTAATCATTGTCTATCTCCTAACTCTTCATTTGGTTGTTTAATCACTATGGTTTCCTTGTATGAATCTTGTGATACCATTGTTTGTAAATTTTTACGTAAATCATTCAAAGCACATCTCATTTGATAATTACTATGATCTAATATTTCTTCTCTTAATTCTTCCCAAAGCTGCCTATTCTCTGCTTGTTGTACAGAAATAGTGTCTTTATTATGTCCCCAAACAAAACCCAGATAATCCTCAACTCTTGCTAAAGTCCCTATCATGGCTGTTTGAAATCTCTTTTCAATAGATTCTGCTATATTTGAGTTATATTTTTTTCTTCTCATTTTAATGAGTCCTTTGTTTTTTCGTCTATTAACTGTTGTCGCACTATCGGTATTTCCTCCCATTTAACTTGTCCTTCCTTTTCTACAGTATTATGAATCATTTGAAGAGTCCTCTTTCCTTCCAAATTATTTAAGTCATGAATAGCTTTTGTCTCTTCTGGTGTGTTTGCAAATATGAAAATATTATCATGTTTAGCAACTTTACCATTCACTCTACTTTTTAATTTGTTCTGTAAATTCTTTTTCTTTACTTTCCTATTTTGGAATAAAAACCAACCATCCAATGCATCATCATCATTTATAATGTCATCGCTAGGACAATCTTGATGTTGTTTAACATTGTTATACATTTTATTTAATGTTAACAAGTTCCTTTGATCATCATTAAGTTCTATAGATGGTCCAAAAACATTGTCCTGTACATTATAACTACCCCATAATTCACTTTTTGCGATATTTCTTAAGTCTGTGGCTGTAACCATATTCTCTTCTATGGGCTTTAAGAATTTAGCAAGGGCAGCTAAATCCATATCTTCATAGTTATCATTGAATATATTCTTATTATTTGAGTCCAAAATCCTTTGAGATATGATATATTGGTTTTTGACAGAAGTAGCATAATGTTCAAGTTTTAGATAGTCTAAGCTATGTTTGGCTGTGTTTAATGTAGCTACATTTTTTTTGAGTTGTTCTAATCCTTCTTTGTTTTCTTTTCTTTTTTCTTTATTTGAATAATCTGTATATAGGTCTATTTTAAGTTCTTCTATTTGATCTTTACAAAAATCCAACCTCTCTTGCATATCTGGTGACCAAAATTTATAAGTCTGTAAAATATTATTAACCTGTTGATCAGTCATGTAAGATGTCTCAAACTTGGCATCTTCCATTATGTCTACATACAATTCCTCCGCTTTGTATTTTATTTCAACAGATGGGTAGATTACTTTATATTTACAATTATTTACTTTTATATAAAAATATCCACTTAAAATACTATAAAATTTATATCCTAATTTATAATCCATTCTTAAATCTTTATTCTGGTTCTTCTGGTGGTCCACCGCCTCCTGGAGAGCTATCCGCAGTGCTATAGTCAGTTATTCTCCCAGCCTGTAAAAAGCCATAATCATCATAAGATATATAATTGGCTACCATCATTTGTGGCGATCCTCCTACTCCTCCTTCTCCTATTTCAAGACTTTGCAAATGAAATCCTGTAATAGTCAAAGCACTAGATCCAACATTAATTGAAATATTTTCTGCAGTGGTTTGAGCAGCAGAGCATGCACCAATCTTGTTCAATCTATCAATTGTGCCAGACAATGTATTATACATTCCGGTTTCAGAAGCCATCTCTATAGAGGCTGTAGTTTGTATAGGAAAATTGATAATACTATGTTTGGGCCTTGCGTCCCCTTTGTTATAAAAGTTTTCTCTATTTACTTGAACTGCCAAAACTACACTTTGATGATTTCTACCAGGAGCACCACTTCCTCCAAAAACTCTATATGGTGCCCTACCTGTTCCAGTATAGCTAACACTAGCACTATCACTACCAGTTTTTAATCCTATAGTACTATATGTGTATTTACCAAGAAAAAATCCTTGTGCTGTCAAACTGTACTCTGCATTAGTCACAAGACATTCTTCAGCTTCTATAGATTTATCTCCAACATTATCAATTAATTTAATAGATATGGGAGAGCTAAATCCTGCAATATTTTTAAAAGCAGGAACAGATGTTAGCAATTGTTCAAAACTAACTTGTCCTGCTCTATCTCTGATATATGGAATATTTCCTGTACTAATATTGATAAGGTCTAGTCCAGCATCGCATGAAATAGTTGCGTTCTGGACTAAACCCTGTTCATTTCCATTTACCTCTAATACTAAATCTTTATACTGTAGTACACTCACATTATAATTATCCGCTGATTACGAGATCATTATAGGTAGTATAGCCATAAGTAGTACTAGCGTTTCCACCACCAGTATCACCACCATCTTGACTAATACTGCTAAGTCTACAACCAGTAGCTGTAAAGACATAACCATGAGAACCAGTAAAACCACTGGAATTAGTACATGTAACAGTAATGGTTTGTTTAGCTGGAAGACTACCATCACTAGTTGCAGTAACACCAGTAAGAACCACAGCTGTTTCATCAATACCAGTATTAGCTACAGTGAATTCTACACTAACCTCAAACGGGAAATTAGCAAAACGGAAATAAGGATCAAAACTACCCAGTTTGTACATAGCCTCACGACCAAAGTCTGTACTAATACTAATATTAGTAACATTCTGACCAGATACTTCCGCTGGGAAACCATTAGTACTAATCATCTGTCTATAGGTAGCTCTAGTGCTATTACCAGTAGGAGCTGCAACACCACTAGCAAGTGCTGATTTGTTATCTCCAACAAAACTAACTTCTTCAGTAGCAAAGCCATCTACAGGAATATTATAAGCAACACTACTTAGAAACGCACCTGTAACCTGTACTCGTTGTTGAGTGCCTGTTT